ACGTGACGCATCAAGTAAATACCGTTTTTTTGTCGTTCTATCAGCCGACACCACAACACCGAACGTGTCACCCGACATGGCGGGATCTAAGCCGCACACAGTATAGAAACCATTAGTTTCTTTCGGGTGACCTGCGGCACCAGCGATCAGCTGTCCGCAAGCTCTCATACCATTAACAGATCCACGCACTGCTTCGGGTGAAAACACCGATTCTGACTGTACGTCTTGTTGCTGGTAAACCATTGCCCAGGTTTTAGGGTCTAGAAGTCCTCGTCTTTGTCGGAGTCTAACTCCATCCCACCGAGGAAAGAAGCCATCTTGGTCAGGGTCAACGGGATCATTAGCCCAAGGGCGGTCTGAACGCGGCCAAAGAGTGACCCATTTATTCGGGTCATCGTTGAACTCCAAAACAGCTGGCATTGCTAAATAGGTCCATGGGGATGAACCGTCAGGGTAGCGATCTTCGTTACGAATCTCGCGATATAAATCTACAGGATCTACGCGGGTGCCTACAACCAGGATTTTGCCTGTTGGACCAACACGTGTGAGAACTTCTTGTTGAATCCATCTAATCTGTTTTTCGTACTCACCAGCGTTAGCAAGGGTAACCGTATCGTCCAATATGATGAGGTCTGCACGGGCACCGTAAATCTGTCCACCAATACCAAGAGCCTGTAGCGTAGGATCCTTTTCCCCTGAGTCTCGCTCAAGGTAAATAGCATCAGCAGTCCACTTGTCCGATGTAGCTTTGAAACCATCAGCAGGTGCATACCGCCGTTGAAGTTCTGCATAAGACGGACTTGTAAGCCTTTGTTTGACCGCATATAAGAACTCCTTGGCCATTTCGCGTGTTTTGGAAACAACCTTAATACGGATGTTGGGGTCTGTACAAATACGGTAGGTAATGTAGTCAATCGAGACCGTCATAGACTTGGCGTGCTCAGGCGGCATGTTGACTAATACGTACTGCGGCAATCCTGCCTCGTACGTCATTGCTTCATGTACCCAGCGTGGAGGCCGATTCTCGATCAGGTCCACCACATTTAACTGGTGACCGAAGGTCACCGAGTTCAAATACTTGGATCTAAATTCCTCGAAGGTAATATCTTTGTCTTCATCCGAGATATGACCCTTACGCTGCTGTACAGCTCGCATGAGCTTAACAGCGCGATTAAATTCAGGGTCGGACTGGATGTAATAGTAATACGTCTTCTCGGACTTATTAACTCCAGCGCAAGCATCTGCTACCGAGAAGCCATCCTGGAGCAGGGAAAGTAATCTTTCCTTGGCCTGGTCAGCAGTCAGCGTACCAACGGTACGATGCTGGGAATTTCTCTTCGGGCTAGACATTGTACCTCCATGCTTTTACTCCCAAGGAGAAGCCTGGTTAGTAGTAGTCCTAGAATAAAACCTTGGTAGTGAAAAACCATTTTTATACGGTGAGCAAGCGAAGCTTGCGAGCCGTCACGGTCCGTTCCACTGGCGTTCCACGAACCGTAACAACCGTGAAGGTTCGGGGCTTCTAGGGGCGAAGCCCCTCACTAATACTAAGGGGGGGAAACTAATGCTTTACCACGCATTTTTACAAAAAACTTTTATAACATTTTGGTAACGTGCTAAAAACCCTTTAATTACAACGATTTTATAGTAGCTACTTTAGAAAAAATATTTCACTGGATACTATACACCACATGTATCACGTATTAAAAACCCGTGGGTCGTTGGCTTGGTTGGCCTGTGTGTGCAGACACACCCCCCCTATTTTGCAGGCCGTCCCCCCTGCCACTTTCAGGGCTTGGCCTGCCGTGTCTGGGGCTGGGCTGGGTGCTTGTTGTGGCTAATGGTGTGGTGTGTCTTGTTAATGGCACGGACAGTCCAAGGGGCTACCAATCGGGGGCAGACAGCGGGGGAAATTGCCAGCCCGCAACGGTGTGACGCACGTCACAAAACTATTTTGCCAAATGTCCTTGACACCAATTCCCTAGGCACTAACATCAGGTGTATGGGGTAACAATGCCCCGCAATAGATAGGGATAATCTAATGAACACAACTACCAAAAACTATGACGGACTATTAACCCGCGACGCCTCGGGCGTTTGGCTACATTGTGGAGAACGTACCGCGTACGAATCACACGACGATTGCGGGAATGAATTTTGTATGAATGAAGTGTGCAGGGCTTGCGATTGGGATTTCCCCGAGTGTGTGCGCGAGAACGAAACCTGCGACGCCGTATGCCATTACTGCTTAGGCGAGAACTGCGAGGGACAATGCCCGCGCGAACAGGGCGCGGTGCGTGTCACTTTCACTTTTGATGACGACACCTTTCAAGCCGTGCGGGAGTTCTTGGAAATGCGCGGGGGCTTGGCAGGATTCACCGACGTGCTAGAGGTTGCCGTGTGTGCCAACTGCTTCACCGAGAACTGCGCGGGTGATTGCGAATGAATTGGAATTGGACACCGCGGGCGCACGCCATAGGCGAGGGCTTAACGCTGGCCTTTTGTGTCGGTGTGTATTGGCTGGCCTTTTGGGTGCTATTCTAAACAAGATCGAAACGGCGCAAGCCGTCTACCCGTAGGGCGGGTACTGATGAGATCAGGGACACGATAGGAAACTAAGACAATGGAAACAGAAACACAGAGTGCACGGGATCTATTCGCTAGCGATTACCTACTAATTGCAGACAATGACGCCACGGCCTACGGCCTACTAAGTAAGTTAGCCCCCCGTGTTGGCGTAGTTGAACTATCCGACACAATGCGCGAACAATACGAGGAAATGTGCGGGCGCTTATTTGATCTAATGGCCGTCAAGGATTCAGGCTTCAGTGAGTTCTCACGGGGCTTAGTGATGCAACTGCTAGGCGGTTGGGGTAGTGACGCGTTCGACACTATCGCCCGCGAACTAAAGTCACGCGAGAACTAGCGCGGGTTAGTCAGGCACGGGACATTATCCCGCCCCGTGTCTGGCTATCTGGTACTAGTGCCAGCTCATCACACAACACGAAAGATAGGGGCAATACAATGATGATAGAAAAGAATAACGCGGGCGCTTGGGTAATCTCCGACATAATCGGGGGCTACCGTGTAGCGCGTCAGTATTACGGATACACCAAGCGCGAGGCCGTGGCCTTATTCCGTGCAGATTCTAAGGCGGTGTGATCCGTGGAGTATTGGCTAACACTAGACTTTAACGCTAACAATAACGGGCTAGAGCTGGCTACCCATTGGGTTGAAATAGCACTACCTACACGCACGATCCTAATAATCCTAGCTATCTGGCTAGGGCGTAAGGCATACCGCAAGATCCAAGAGAATAGGGGCAAGTAATGGAATGTCTAGAGTGTGGCACGGATACGATCACGGCGCACGTTATCGGGTGCAATACGGGCACGGGTAGCTATCAAATAGTAAAGGGTAGCGCGATCATAGATCACGCCTTTACGGATGCTGGCCTATACAAAACACTAGGTGAGATCCGTCAGGAACTAAAGACACTAGCTGGCGTGCACGTTTACGACACTAACGGCACACGGCTAAAGGCTAAGGCCGTTGCGGATTTACTATACGATTACGCTTGGAATGGGGCTAAGTAATGATTACTAGAGTGATGATCGAGATAGACATTGAGCGCGACAGCTATGACGGCGAGAGTGAGCTTGAGCAGATAGTCATTGACGAGCTAACGGATCTAATGCGATCCGACATACTATCGGGCGCACGGGTGGATCTAGTGGACATAATCGGGGGTACTATGGCGGTGATTACCAATGCTTAAGGAACTATGCGCCAAGTGTGGCGATACCGTAGCTAGCCATAACCTGTACGGGTGTTGCGCCGAACCGCTAGAGTCTAGCTTATCTTGCGGTAATTCATACCGTAAGTGTATGGATTGTGAGGGGTAATGCTAACGATTAAGCACGACATACTAACGTATGAACCGTACCGCATAGTGTGTGACCATTGTGAGTGGGTGTCGGATAACTACGCCAAGCTATCTCAGGTATCCGTAGCTATGACGGCGCACCTAAAGGCACGGCATACGCCAGACAAGATCCGCAAGCCAGCACCTACCAAGCCTAGCTTGGTGCTGATCCGACACGCCTGAAAACATTGACGTCCCTAATTAACTTGACAAGTGTGTTATACTTAGGTATGCAACAAAAGTTGCAAGCTCACCGATAGGGATAGATAGGGGGTGCAGAATGGATACAAATAAATTGTACCGTGAACAAGAGTTCATTACCATTGACGAGATTCGCGATCAGATAGCTCGCGACTATTACGGAAATGATCTAGACAGCTTGATTAGTGTATTTCAGGAATTGAAATTCACGGTTGATGAATGGCTTACACGCGCCAAAGATAAAGGCGTGGTAATTCCAAGCCATTGGTCAGAATAATCTAGATGACTAGTCTGTATCCCGTGTCACACGGCACGGGGTACGGGCGGGCTAGCTAGATAAGAT